CGCCACCCTTGGCGAGCGCCATCGCTCCAGCCGAGAGGGCAATCAGGTTCTCGTGACCCGTCGGGAAGTCCGCTGTCGAGTTGTCGGACGACAGTTCGTCAATCGGGGTGGGCGTCCAGTTGATGCCCACCTGCAGGCTCTGGCCGCCCGTCTGCGGCAGAATCTGCACGTCATCCCCGATGAGGTAATACTGCCGGTCGTAGCTCAGGTAGTCCTCAGTTCCCGAGAGCGCGAGCGGCACCTGCCGCCAGTCTGTCTCCCGGTACACCGTGTTCGCGCCATCGGTCAGTGTGACAATCTTGTAGGCGTTCTGCGCGGCATCACCGCCGCCGCTGTTCAGCGCGGAGAAGGCGAACAGCCCCGTGCTATCTGTCGTGACCGACCGCTTGGCAAACCGATAATACGGGTTGGTGTCCAGCATTCCCTGCCACTCATCGCGGAAGACCATCCCGAGAATGGAATACAGGAAGGCATCACTCCACCGGTCCGAGCCGGTCGCGTCCATCCATTCCTTGGTGCGCTGGAGATACGTTGCCTTGGTCCACGCCATTGCTTACTCCGAGAGAGTGACCCGCTTCCGCCGGCCCTTCTTGACCAACGGTGCCGCGACCTCGGCCACCGTGGCCTCAATCGCCTCTTCCACCGCCTCCTGCACGTCCGCCGTCGCCGTGCCGGTGTGATAGTGGTCCATCTGGTCTAACATCCGCTTGGCCTCGTCGGCATTCCCCCACTCGCGGAGGAGGCGCTCGACATAAGCCGGGACCTGCTCCGTACTGCAATCGTTTGGGATATGGCCGATGACATCGAATGCCATCGCCGGGTCGTACCGCTCGGTCTGGACCCGCTCCCAGCGCCGGTCTCCGGACCGCCATTCCCGCACCAGCTGCCACGCGCCCCACGGGCCCCAGCGGAGCGTGAGCTTGGGGTCCACCGCCCGAAGCCGCCGCACCACATCGGTGGGCGGCTCGGGGGTGCCCCGGTCATTGACGATGACCGAGAGTGGCATTACTCCTCGACGAACAGCTCGACCACGCACACGATGTCGTCCGGCTGGACCGACACCGCGCCCACAGTCACAATCTCAAACTCCAGCGTATCGCCGGCGAACAGCGTCCGCTGGGCCTCCGTCAAGCTCGCCGTCAACGCCAGCGCCAGCGCCTCACGGTCGGTCTTGTCGTTGATGTCCAAGTCCGCCGTCAGCGTCACGGCCGTGTTCGCCGTGCTGTCATACTTGATGAGCCGGGCCACGCAGGACGTGGCCGCGGTGGGGTAGGTCCCCGCCGCCACGGTCGCGCGGTTGATGAAGCACTTCCCGGGCATCGCGCCGATGGTGTGCGTCTGGGTGCCCGCGGCGAGCGTCCCGGTGTTGATGCGCCCGCTCGTAAGCGGGACCGGTAGGACACCGAACCGACCGGGCTTCGGAGCAAAAAAGGTATAAGGCATCTGAAAGTCCGTTGAAGGGTCCCGCTCACGCAGGGGGTGGGACCATCCCACCCCCTACGGAGAGCGATGTTACGCCGTCTGGACAGCCGCGTGGCTGTAGAAGACGGTGTCGGTGTACCCCGTGATGGACCCGTGGCTGTTGCGCTGCAGGGACGCAAGGTTCCCGTAGTAGCCGTAGGTCATCTCGAAGGCATCCCGCCCATCGAGCCACCGGACCGGGCCCGCCCCCTCGTACTCCACGAAGCCCCAATCCTTCGCATCGACGAGCGCGAGCGACGGGATGTGGAGGAGGTAGATGGTGCCAGCCGGGACGTAGTAATCCATCACCAGCGGAAGACCGCAGACCTCAACCGCCTTGTAGCCACCCTTGATGACGCGGGCGGTGTCCTTGGCATCGAAGCGGCGCTGGCCGACGAACGACTCCATAATCTTCTTGCCGATGCCCGGGGTCGTCATCAGGAGGAACTCCTGCGGACGGAGCATCGCGTCCTTGCCGGACGAGCCCGCGACCTTCTGGATGAGGTCCCAGATGTCCGACTCGGTCGGCTGGTTTGCATCCGGGGTGTCCGTGCCCGCGACGAGGCGGATGGCGTCCCAGATGCCGTAGGTGGTGGAGGTGATGCCGTGGAGCAGCTTGTAGCTGTTGCCGCGGTTCGTGATGTTGATGAGGCCGTTGGTGGCCGCGTTGAACGAGGTGTCCGACGCCGACGCCTTGACAATCACGTCGTTCGTGGTCGAGGCAATCGACCCCGAGAGGGTGATGATGGCCTGCGTCGAGGACGGGAACGAGTTGATGGCCGAGACCGAGCCGCGGCCACGGACCGTCGCGCCCGTGCTGTCGGTGATGGCGACATAGTCACCCACCGAGAGGAGCAGGGTGGCCGGGCCAGACGACGCCACGCCGTAGGGCGCGGTGATGGTCTGGGTGGCCGAGGTCACGCCAGCGACGACCGTCGCCAGAATGCCGTTGCCCGCGCCGTGGAACGACCCCTGCATCATCAGGGCCGAGGCCTCGCGCAGCTCCTCCATCGTCTTGCGGGCGAGCGTCTGGAACGCCGCCTCCTTGGACTTCGTCCCAATCAGGGCGAGGCCATCGACCTGCCGGCGGACATAGCCACGGACGACGCCCGTGTTGGCCTGCACTTCGCGGGCCGTGCTGTCCTGACCGAACCAGCCAGCGGTCGAGAAGTTGCCACCGGCCGGACGGCCGACGACCACATCCCAGTACACGCCATTGCCGCCCCAGCGGATGTTCTTGGGGCCGCCCTCACGGGCCTTGGACAGCTGGGCGACCAGCGGGGTCACCGTGTTCTGCACCTTCTCGCGGAAATTCGCGTACACATTCTTCAGGAGACCCTGAAGCTCCGCATCGGTAATCGTAGTGGGAGCAGGCATTGCTCACATTCTCCAAAACAAAAGGGTTACGCGCCCAGCACCGAGTCGATGGCTGACTGGACAGCATCGTCCATCAGGTCGTCGATGTTCTGGGACGCAGGGCGGGACTTCGGTGCCGGGGCGGCACCGCGTCCCACGGGTTTGACGGCCTTGGCAACCTGTGCCTTGGCCTTCTGCTGCTGGACCGCGGCCGCCTTCTTGTCCTCCACCTTAGCGGGAGGCGCAACCGGCGTCTCGGTCTTCCGACCATACTTCTCCGTCCGGGCCTCGTGGAGGCTCTGCGCCCACGGCGCGACCTCCTCGACCACGAACTGGTTCAACAGCTGGTACTGGTCCGGCGTGACATAGCCGCGCCGCCCCTCCAGCGTCCGCACATAGAGTGCGACCTTCGCCACAATCTCCTCCGGCTCCACCATCGGCACCGCTTCCGCGATGAGGTCGAGCGCCGGCGTGAGGGTTTGGGTGAAGTATTGCTCCCCCTGCGACGCGACCCGCTGGAGTTCCATCTGCTGGCGCTGTTGCTCCAGCTGCTGGCGCTCCCGCTCAAGGCGCATTTCCGGGGTGTTCTGCCGGTCCCACGCATCCTTCTCGGTGACATAGCGCGTCTCGTCCGACAGCAACTGCTCCAGATAGGCCTCGCGCTCGGTCAACAGCTGGCGGTACTGCTCCAGCTGCTCCTGCGTGTCAGCGTTCTGCTGCTCAATCTGCCGGAACCGTTGCTCGCGCTGCTCGCTGTAGATGCCGTCCGCCGCCAACCGCGCCAGCTTGTCCAGCGGGTCGGTGCGGGTCTTGCCTCCCGGGGTCGTGTACGTCACCATCAGGTCGGGCAACCCCGTCACTTCGGTGTCACCCACCTTCACGGTAATCGGCACAATCGGCTCGCGGTCCACCAGCGGCAGGCCGGCCACCGTCTTCGGGGCCTCCTCCGGCTCGGCGTCCGCCGCAGGGACAGTAGCATCTGGCGCTTCGTCCGCCGTCTCGGCGTCCGCCTCGGCCGTCTCTTCCTCGGCCTCCGCGGTCACGTCCGACACCTTAGTGAAGCGGCCCTTCTCATCACGCGCCGCCTCGTACTCCGTATCGACGGGAAGCGCGGCCTTAGCGGCGTCCTCCGCGAGCTGGTCGAGGAAAGCGGTCGTGTTCTCCGGACCCGCTTCAGCAGCGGGTGGGGCGTCACCGGGGAAAGTTGGGGCGGTCATCTCCTACTCCTAGAAAGGGGTCCGTTACTGCGGCGCAAACGCCTCGAAGGTGTTCGCCGCCCCTTGGGCAATCGCGGGTTCAACCGCGATGCCGGGGAGCGTCGTCGCCGTGGGCATCTGTGCCGGTGAGGGCGCGAAGGGATTTTCCCCACCCATCGCTTGGGGTCCAGCCGGAGCAGGCGCTTGCGGCGCGGGCGCTCCTTGCTTCTGTGCAGCCTGCGTAGCCAGCTCACGCCAGCGGGCATCGGCCGCTTGAATCACATCGTCGTCAATATCGTCCTGCAACAGAATCTTCCGCTCCAGCACGTCCTGATGAATCGCTTCGTTGTCCTGCCAGCGCATCGGCGGGACCGCTTGGCGCGTCAAGAGCGCATCGGCAATCCGATTGGCCCGCGCCTCTTGGTCCGAGTCCGGCGACTGAATCTGCTTGATGATGGCAAACGGCATCAGGCGCTGATACTGCCGGGCATCGATGAGCTGCTTCTGGAACATCTCGTCCAGCAGGAAGAGCCGCATCGCCTTCGGCATCGGCATCAACGTCTCCGGCTCGACCTTCACGTCGGCCGTGCCGTCAAAGTCCTCGGCATTGAGCGCCCGGGCCAAGTCGGGCCGGCTCTTGCCGACCGCACCCAAGTCCCGCGGCACGTCATAGCCCCACGCCATCCCGGCCAGCGTGACCTTCGCCCACTCAGTCATCGCGTTCGCAATCGCCAGCACCGAGGGCGCGAACACCCGCTCCAGTTGCTCACGAGCGGCCAGAATCGCCCGGCCCGACGACGAGGACGAGAACTGCCCGCGGCTGGTATCGTTGTACCCCGAGGCATCCTCGAACGCCTTCTTCTCCAGCGACAGCGCCTCCTTCACGTCGTTCGCCACCGAGAAGTTCGGCATCGGCGCGACCGAGTCGTTCAGGCTTCCCGCCCCGGTCACCTCGACCACCGAGGTCAGGCCCCCGATAAAGGTCTCCTTGGAGATGACCCCCGGACGGGCCAGCAGACGGCCACCCGAGTTGACGCGGATAGAGTCTACCCACTTGGACATCAGGGCGTTAATGCGCTGCTGATGGGGAATCCACTGCTCCATAATCGGGCGCGGGTAGTACGAGGGGTCCGTGGACCCATCGGTCACGCGCACAAACGGAATGGTCCCGAAGAGGAGCGGCATCGGCCCCATCACGAGCGCATCGCCCACGATGACGCACTGGAGGCCTTCCGGGAGCAGGTCGGGGTGCTTATCGACGTAGACCGTAAACCGCTCGACCACGTCGGCATTCCGGAGCCGGTCCGCCTCGCCGGGGTTTGAGAGCTGCATCGTCCACTGCGACAGCGCCCCGTTATCGCCGAGGCTGTCCGCCCCATCGCCCAGCGCCACATCGCCGGCATTGCCCGACGCGACTGCGCCGGTCGCCCCATACCGCTGGGCCGCTTCGACCGCGGGGATGACCTCACGCAGAATGACGTAGTACGGCTTCTTGGTCGCCGAGGCGTTGGCCGAGACGCGGAACTGCTCGACCCGGACCACGTCGGTCCGCAGGTCGCCCAGCGGCTTGCGCTCGCCGTTCTCGCCCATCGACTCATCCCACGGCCCTGCCTCGGCATCCCAGTAGACGTGCAGGCCAGAGACGCCGTCGGTCTGCGCCCAGTAGCAGGCCTCGTGAATCACGCCCGCCATCGACTGCGCCTCGTAGGCGTAGTCCAGCGCCGCCTGCCGGGCCTCCGCCTTCCGCTGGTCGTCCGGGTCCAGCGTCATCGGGTTCACCGAGAACCCGGGCCGCTGCTCCGTGATGACCTGCAGCCGGGAATCCAGCGCCTTATCGACCAGATTGTAGACAATGCGGCTCGACTCGCTCGGCCGGACCGGCTCGCGCCACGGGCCAAGCCCGGTCGCGCTCACCCACTGCTGGCCGGCCCGGAAAAGCCGGTTCCGCTCGACCAAGTGCATATGGGTCTCAATCGCCATCCGCCGCTCGTTCCATCGGCCGCGGACCCACGAGACCCACTGGCCCGGGTCGTCGCCGTCATTGTCCTCGGCCAGCGGGAAGTCGTCGCCATAAAGCGCCCGCGAAAGCGCCCGGAGCTGGGCGTCCGGCGGCAGGGTAATCCGGGTCGCCGTCTCGACGTCATTCGGCGCGACCTCGTCGTTCGCCCGCTGGGCGTCCGCATCCAGCACGACCGTCGTCACCCCCGAGGCCGCGGCAACATACGGCTCCACCGCCCCGGGCATCCTTTCGCCCTCGGCGTCCCCTTCGTCCTCGTACTCGATATCCTCGGCCTCGTTCTCGTTGAGGTCTTCGAGCATATCGTCGTACTCTGGGTTCAGAAACGGAATCGTCACGCGAGTTCACCCACGCCGAGTGCGCGGCGCACCAAGTTCCACTTCTGCGACTCTGGCATCGCCGCATCCGTAATCTTCATAAACCGCTCCCGTGCCGCCTTGAGGACCTCCTCCTGCGCCCACTCCTCCGACTCCCGCATCGCCAACGCGACAAGGTCCTGCGGCACCACGACCTCGTGCTCCTCCACCGGCCGGGCCGGGTAGTGCCGCGCCAGCCACGTCTCTGCCAGCCGGTTCGCCCGCTCAATCAGCAGGACCGCAACCGCCGCCCAGACGAGATGGCTCATTCAACCACCTCGCCAACCACCTCGTCCGGCTCACTCACCAGCTGGAGGCCCAGCCGGTCCAGTGCCACGAACGGCGGCTCCTCGGTGATGTCCTCATCTACCAGCCCCGCTGCCAGCGCGTCCACGATGTCCGTGGTCACATAGCCCGACGAGATGTAGTCCGTCGCCGGGAGGAGGCCGGTCGGGGAGCAGGCGGTCGTGAACATCCCCTCGCCCCCCGGATACTCGGCGGCAATCTCTTGCGCCAACACCTGCTCCGACGCCGGGACAATCATCGTCCGGAAGATATACTCCACCGCCACCACTTCGGCAGGCGTATCAACCGGCGTCTCGACCACCCCGTCCACCGGCGTCTCGGTCACTTGGTCCTCGGTCACAGCGCCACCCCCGTGAGTTGGCCCACCCACCGCTCGGCGTTGCCGACGGTCACGCTATCCGTCGCCTCGCCCCGGATGACCAGCTGGAAGAGGCGACCGTTGAAGGGCAGGGTAGAACCAGCGCGGCGACCAACGTAGAGCGGGTATGACAGGAAGGTGCCCGTCCCGAGGTCCGTCGAGGTGCTAAATACCGTTCCGTTGATGCGAGCGATGTTGATGTCCTCGCCCAACGACCCAAGGACCGTCACCACGTTGGTAATCGGCGCGACATACGGCGACGGCGTGGTCTGCCCGACCAGTGTGCCGCGCAGGGTGGTCTGGTAGTTCGACAAGCCGCCCGAGGGCGCACGGAGCAGGAACGCGCCGTTGTTAGCGTCAGCGGCGGCACTCGTCTCATAGACGGTGCCGTTGCCCGCGTCGCTCGCTTTAGTAAGCCCCGAGAACACGCTCACCTTGTCGGTGCCGACGTTCTGGAACGCGGTCGCGGTGCTGCCCGTCTCCAACTGGGCACCCCACATATATCTGGTAGAGTTGTTGACGCGGGTAAGACTCCCATCACCGGAAGCTGAAAACACGTTAAAACCATACGCCGTGAGTCCACCATTCACGGCCCCGGTT